GTGGTTTAAGTGATGCTCAAAAAAGTAAGGTATTTGATGAAGGTAAGAAGTTTATGTCGTTAGAGGTTATATATCCTAAGACAGCAAATGTAATACCTTATGATAAATCTTTACTTCAGTTTCATGGAACGATAGAGTATGACTCTGCTGGTTCTCCTGTAGGTGAAGATAGAGGAAGTGCTAGAATGCTAGCTGGTATGATAAAACAAATAAATCAAAATGTACAAAAGACATACAGTATTACAAAACCTTTCGTTTCTAATTTACCAAAAGTAAAAGACTTTAGTAGAAGACAAAGTTACTTTTTGGGTAAGTTAAACAGGTTACAAAATAGATATGGATTGAAAGCTAGTAACACTCTATCTGATTATCATCAGGCTTATTGGATGGAGTATATTTATAATGCAGGTAAACAATTTAAATATAATGTTCCAAACAATATATTGGTTAAACTAACTCGTAGATGGGCATTTTTAGATAAGTCTTATAAGATACAACAGATTAGAAAAGATATAAAAAATGAAAAGTTTTTGAATTGGATATTGAGAACAGATAAAAAAGATTTAAAAGGGTTACAAAAGAAACATATCAGAGATTGGGAAGTTCTTTTCTTTGAGTTAGGAGCTGAGATACTATCTAACCTTAGTGACTTCATAGCTGCTAATCCAAATAAAGCTGCACAAAAAATTAGAAATGATTTAAAGAAAGCAGTTGGCAAAGTTAGACAATCAAAAGACCCAAAGGTGTTGAACACATTGAAAACTCAGTTAGATAGACTAAACGCTATCGGTGGTTTGAAATCGGTAGTACCATCAGAGGGAATTACTTTTGTATTCAAAGGAAAGTTGTATAAGTACACTGGCGCTTTTGCACCAGCAAATCAAATCTTGGGTATGTTAAAATTCGTATAGGAGTAGGTTATGGGATATAGTAAAGAATCAGAAAGACAAAACAAAGCATTAGGAGATTTACTATCTGGTAAAACTCCTGAAAAAAGAGTAATGGTTGGTTACGAAGGTAAAACAGAAAGTGGTGATAAGATTAGTAGACTTTCTGATGTGATGAAACAAGCCAGAATGCCGATGTTTTGTCCAAAATGTGATGTTATTATGAAGAAAAGGCTTGATAATAAATTTTGGAATATGTATGGTCACTGTTTTGATTGTCAGATAAAGATAGAAAATAAAATGAGAATAGACGGAACATATGAGGAATGGGAAAAAAATAAAGTAAGAGAAAACAAAATATCTTTTATAAAAGAACAAATACAGGCAATTGAAGAATGGAAAAATATTAAAGCTCCTGAATTTTTCAACAATGTCGGTGTTAATGAACCAATGTTAGAAAAAGAGAAGTGGGATATTGATGTAAAAAAAATAACTAAAGAAGCTGAAGAAGCTATAGAAAAGTTTACAAAAGAATTAAAAAAATTGGAGAACGAAAAATGAAGTTATGGAAAATAATACTTGGTATCTTAGGAGCAGTTGGTGCTCTCTTTGCTGCTTCTTCTAAAAGTAAAGAAGTAAAAGAACTAAAAAAGGTTATTAAAGAAAACAAGAAAAAAGAGAAAAAAGTTGAAAAACAAATCAAAGAGTTAGAGGAAGCCAAAACATCATCTAAAAGAGAAGTAGGTAATTTAAAAAGAAAACTTACTATTTCTAAAAAGAAAACAGAAAAGATGCAAGAGGCTTATGATAATGATGAAGTAGAATCAGCCGAAGACTTTTTAAGAAAGTTTGCTAAAAGCAAATGAAGTTAGCTGTAAAAATACTTAAATACTTTTTAGTATCATTCTTTGTACTATCAGTTGCTAGTAGTCAATCCTACACACAAGCTGAAGTGTTAGAAATGATAAAGGAAAGAGATTTACAATGGCAGGGTAAGGTAGACAATGCTAATAATTTAATCGCATCACAAAAAGAAGTTATTGATGATTCGGATAGGTTAATAAAAGAATTAGAAAGTCAAGTTAAAACTGATTCATTACTTCTACTAAAGAAGAGTGAACAGATTGAGATATTAAAAGAGAGAGACGAAGCTAATCAAAAAATGATTAAGTTGGTAAAACCAAAAATATGGGAACATAGATATCTTTGGTTTGCTGTAGGAATTTATTTAGGAAAACTATTATGAAACCAGGTGTACTAAAAGAAGTAATAAAAAAGGAGTACCAAAAGTGTGCTAAAGATCCTGTATACTTTTTGAAAAAGTATTGTGTCGTTCAGCACCCAATGAAAGGTAAGGTTCCTTTTCACCTTTATGAATATCAAGAAAAATCTTTGAAAACATTTGAAGACCATAGATTTAACATTATACTCAAAGCTCGTCAGTTGGGATTATCAACACTAACTGCTGGTTACTCTCTTTGGATGATGACATTTGGTCAAGATAAGAACATATTGGTAATCGCTACCAAACAAGATACTGCTAAGAACTTGGTAACCAAGGTAAGAGTAATGCACGCCAACTTACCCTCTTGGTTAAAACAAAAGTGTACGGAAGATAACAAACTATCCTTACGATACAACAACGGTTCACAGATAAAAGCTGTATCGAGTGGTGAGGATAGTGGTCGTTCAGAAGCTCTATCTCTACTGATATTGGATGAGGCTGCTTTCATCGATAAGATTGAACCGATATGGGCTGCTGCTTCACAGACACTATCTACTGGTGGACAATGTATCGCACTTTCTACTCCCAATGGTGTGGGTAATTGGTTTCATAAGACTTGGGTTGGTGCAGAGGATGGAACAAACGATTGGAATTGGATTAAGTTACATTGGAATTTACATCCCGAAAGAAACGATGAGTGGAGAAAAGAACAAGATAAACTATTGGGTCCTTCATTAGCGGCTCAAGAGTGTGATTGTGACTTTATCACTTCAGGTCAAACTGTAATAGATGGTATTATATTAGAAGAGTATAGAGAAAGACATATACAAGACCCATTAGAAAAAAGAGGAGTAGATAGTAACCTTTGGATATGGCAACCACCAAACTACACAAAAGATTATGTGTTAAGTGCTGATGTTAGTAGAGGAGATGGTTCGGATTATTCAGCTTTTCACGTTATGGATATAGAAACTATGGAACAGGTAGCTGAGTATAAAGGTAGGATGTCTACAAAAGATTTTGGTAACCTATGTGTAAATATAGCTACTGAATACAACAATGCTCTATTGGTAGTTGAGAACAACAATATAGGTTGGGCTGCTCTACAACAATGTATTGACAGAGGATATGAAAACCTTTTTTACACAAGTAAAGATTTAAAGTATGTAGATACAGAACATCAAATAAACAATAGATATAGAACACAAGATAGAAATATGGTAGCTGGTTTTTCGATGACTATGAAGACAAGACCTTTGGTAATCGCTAAATTAGAGGAATATTTTAGAGAAAAGTCAGTAATTGTTCGTTCAAATCGATTAATTGACGAGTTGTTTGTATTTATATATAACAACAATAAAGCTGAAGCGATGCAGGGATATAACGATGACTTAGTTATGAGTTTTGCTTTGACTCTTTGGGTAAGAGATACTGCATTAAGGTTAAGAAATGAAGGAATAGAACTAACTAAGAAAACTTTGAGTGGTGTAGCATCACAGATGATACCACAAAAACCAACCAACAAAACGAACTCTTGGGAAATAGAAGTAGGACCCAATGGAGAAAAAGAGTCGTTAGATTGGTTAATTAATTAAGAGGTAAAACTATGGCAGAAAAAGATTTATTTTCAAGACTAAAACGACTTTTTTCTACGAATACAATTGTTCGTAATATCGGTGGAAGAAAGTTAAAGATTGTAGATACAGGACAATTACAATCTAACATACAAACTAACTTAGTTGACAGATATAGTAAGTTGTATTCTAATATGCAACAATATGGTTACAATGACCAACTGTATCAACAGCAACTTAGATTAGGTTTATTTAGAGACTATGAATCTATGGATAGTGATTCTATAATTGCTTCTGCTTTAGACATCTACTCCGATGAGTCTACAATGAAAAATGAATATGGTAAGGTATTAAATATAACCACCGATAATGACCAAATACATGATATACTACATAATCTATTTTACGATATTTTGAACATAGAGTTTAATCTATGGCCTTGGGTTCGTAATATGAATAAGTATGGTGATTTCTTTTTACAATTAGAGATTACCGATAAGTATGGTATTACAAATGTAACACCAATGTCAGCTTATGATGTTGCTAGAATGGAAGGACACGATCCTGATAATCCACAATTAGTACAATTTTTACTTACACCACAAGGTGATTCTAATAGACACTCAGCTAAACAGAAAGACCCAAAGACATTTGAGAATTATGAGGTAGCTCATTTTAGATTACTATCGGATTCTAATTATGTTCCTTATGGTCGTTCTATGTTAGAGGGTGGTAGAAAGGTTTGGAAACAATTAACTCTTATGGAAGATGCCATGTTGATACATCGTATTATGAGAGCACCAGAGAAAAGAATATTTAAATTAGATATTGGTAATATACCACCAGCTGAAGTTGATAACTTTATGCAACAGACAATCAATAAGATGAAGAAGGCTCCTGTAATCGATGAGAAAACAGGTGATTATAATCTTCGTTACAATATCCAAAACCTTACAGAAGACTTTTTCTTACCTGTAAGGGGTGGGGATAGTGGAACTAACATTGAGTCACTTAGTGGTTTGAGTTATGATGCTGTTGATGATATTGAATATTTAAGAAACAGACTTATGGCTTCTTTAAGAGTTCCAAAAGCTTTCTTAGGATACGAAGAAGGTTTAGGTTCTAAAGCTACATTAGCTGCTGAGGATGTCCGTTTTGCTAGAACGATAGAAAGAATACAGAGAATTGTAGTTAGTGAGTTGACTAAGATTGCTGTAGTTCATTTGTACGCTCAAGGTTTTCGTGACCAAGAGTTAGTAAACTTTGATTTAGGGTTAACAAATCCATCCACAATCTACGAACAAGAGAAGCTTGAACTTTGGTCACAGAAAGCTTCTTTAGCAGACTCTATGGTAAGAGATGGGTTGATGTCAACTGAATGGATTTACAAAAATGTTTTCGGTTTTACCGATGAGGAAATGAAAGAAAACGATGACCAAATAATTTTTGATTACAAAAATAAATTCAGAAGACAACAGATTGAAGCTGAGGGTAACGATCCTGCTAAAAGTGGACAATCCCAAGGTACACCATCTGATTTAGCTATGGGTAGAACTGGTCATGAGTTAGATGATGAGGGTGGTTCGGAAGAAGGTGGACAACCAGGCGCTGGAAGACCAAAGGAGGCTAACAAATATGGTAAGGATAGTGGAGCTAGAGGTAGAGACCCATTGGGTGCACATGATAAAAAGATGGCACATGGTGCTGTTGCTAGTCATCATTACGAAAATTTATTCAAAAAACTTAGTGATAAAGAAAAACAACTTATTTATGAGTCAAGTGAGTTAGAAAACGAATATAAATCAGAAGTATCTTCTATTAATACTAAGAAAAATTAAGTAATGATATATTTATATATGAAGTATTTTACAAATGATTGGAGTTTAAAATGAGTTCAAAAACAAAACACTCAAAAATCCGTAATACGGGTATCTTATTTGAGTTATTGACAAGACAAATTACAGTTGATGTCCTTAATAATAGTAAAAAAGGAGCAGCTGCTAAAATATTAAAGGAATTTTTCAATAAGAAAACTCAATTAGGAAAAGAGTATGAGTTGTACAGAGTTTTGACCGTAGAAAATTACACATCTGAAATCAAAGCCAATCATTTAGTAGATGCTGTAGTAAAAGCTCGTCAAAAATTGAATAATTCTCAATTGAAAAGAGAAAAATACAATTTAATCAAAGAAATAAAGAAAAATTACAACATAAATGACTTCTTTATGGCTAGGATTCCAAATTATAAGGTAAATGCTTCAATATTTAAGGTTTTCGATTCCAATACTGATGGAAATCCAGCTTCTGAGACAGATAGTCGCTTTACGATTGTAGAACATGTAACAAGAAAACAAAAATCCAACAAAAAAGAGGATAAGAAACTTGTTGAGGGTTACAAAAAGCAAGAAAAAGACTTGAGATTGCTTGCGTATGGTATATTAGTCGAAAAGTTCAATAAAAAGTATAGTTCTTTGAGTCAATCACAAAA